TTATATTGCCTAAATTAGATACTTCATATTTATCTTCATAACCTTTTATATCTTTATATATTTCTATCTTTATCACCACCTGTTAATATGTATAAAACATAAGCCCAATGTTTATCTTCTTGCCATACATTTATATCATAATCTTTTTCTAAATTATTTATATATTGTGCTGCTTTTTCACATCTTGATTTGTAATCTTTATATGCTTTATCAGTTGCTTTTAGTCCTGTCGTTAATAGTTTTACTTTTTCTTGTAAATTAGTTATTAAATCCAATATTTCAGGTGCTATTCCAAATTGTGAAAAGCATATATTGTTATTAATGAATGTTATACTTCCATTTTCCTTGTTTATTTTTATTTCTTTTATTTCTTCATTCATAAATCTATTTACTCCTGACTTTATACATTTTTAATAGTTATATAAAATCCCCCACCGTAATAGCCATTACCATAACCATCATCACCTTTTAATTGATTTATTTTTCCATCTTCATAATATACAAACATTGTAAATTTATCGTCTTCCCAACCATCTTCTGTATATTTTGTTTCTATATTTGTAATAATGTTATTATTCTCTTCTAATTTTTTTAAATCATTAAAACTAGACCAACCGTTTCCACAACCACCACAGCCTTCATTTAATTCTATTTCTATAATAGTCCCATTTTTGCAAGTTAATATATAACCATCAACATCATAACCATATTCATCTTTTACTTTCGTTTTTTCTACTTTAATAATTGATTTTCCTATTAAAAAATCAAAATCTCTACCGTCTTTATGTTCATATTTCATATTTATTTCACTTCACTTTCTAAATTTCTTCTATTTCTATACCATGTTTACATGCCATTAATTTTTTCTTTAATAAATAAACCTGTGTTTTTGTTGCTTCACTTTTTACATCTATGACGTGTAATTTATTTTCTTTGTCTTTGTAGGCAAAATCACAAATGTAACTTGTTTTTCTATATTTTTTACCATTTAATACAAACGGTTCAATTAAAATCCATTCAACTTGTCTTTTTAAATCTTTTATTATTCCTTTTTCTTCAAGTAATTTTAATTTTAAATAATATGATCCCTCTTTTTTTGAGTCAAACTTTATTCCATCATATACAACTTTTTTATTATGATATTTACTTTGTTTATAATCTATTGATTTATTTAAAAATTGTCTGTATTGTTCTTCACTAATTCTGACCATTGCTCATCTCATTTATTTTATCTATTATTTCATTTAATTTATTAAATATTTCAAATTGTTGTCTAAATAATTTATGTATATATTCTTCTATATTTCTTTCATCAACCCTACCTACACCAACTGTCCAATTGTCTAATTTTTCTATACTGTCTAATTTCTCTATTTTATTGTTTTCTTCTATTATTTCTACTTCATCAGTTAAAAAGTCATAAGTTCTATGAGTATTAAATCCATATTCAAATAATACATTATTTTTTTCTGTGTAGTCTTGCATATAAATATCATATTTCCAAATCTTATCTCTCCATTTTATCTTTTCAGGCACTTCTTCTCCATTTGCTATCTTATTCAACAAATCTATTACTTTCATAAATCCTCCATTTTTTTATTTATCATATCAATTAAAATTGGCATATATTTCTTTTTGTTTGTATGTACTAAATCGTGGTGTTTTTTACATAATGGTATAACATTGCCCATATATGTTTGTCTTCCACCTCTTAAAGTTCCATATCGTATATGGTGCATATTTATTTGATTATTACCACATATAGCACATAACCCATTAAACAATTCAAAAGTCTTTTCATATACTTGCTTTTCAGCCTTATTCATTTTCTTTCTCCAATTTTAATAATCTAATGCATAATTCTATTAAATTGCCATATTTCATTGTTACCATCATATCTTTATGTTCTATATGATTTTTTATTTTCATTTCTGTTAATAATTCTTGTAATATTTCATTAGTTTTCATTTATTTTTCCTCTTTAAAAATACTTTTAAAACAATTTCCATATTTTGTTTTATCTTCATACCATTTAACTGCTATTGTTTTTTTGCCTGAAAAACATATTGGCTGTCCTTGCCCACCTTTTCTAGCATATTGTCTAGCATCTGAATATTGGCAATGATAAGCTTTTCCTATATTGCCATTCAAATCTTCATATTCATATACTTTTTGCCCGACATAGCAATTATTACACCATGGAAATACTGCAAATATAATAAATAATATAAATGCAATAAATCCCAAAATTATTAAACCTATACATTTTAATATATCTATTAATATTTCTTTCATATATATCACCCCTATTCCATAGAATACTCTTTATTTATTTGTTCTTGTAAAATTTTTATTTCTAACTTAATACCATTTATTGCTTCCCTATTTGCAAAATATATTGCCTCTGCTGAATCTCGTTTAAATCTTAAACTAGCAATTTCAGGATAACCATATATTGTTAGTTGTATAAGTGTGACAGGCATATCTGTTCCCCTTAATTCTAATGCTTTCTTACATACTGCCATCTTGTACTGTTTCTCTGCTTCTGCAAATTCTATACCTGTTTTTCTTAATGATTTTATAGAATTATCTAACATTTTTTGTTTATATTGTAACTCATTTACTATATCCATATTAAACCCACCAATGATATTTTTTATTCATTATATTTATTTTTTCTTTCAATTCTTCTTCTGGTATCAAATGTAACATATAATCTAATAAAAATTCTCTTAAAAATTCCAACTCATTCATTTCTTTGTGGTATCTATCAAAATCAACTATAACTTTATCTTTATCTTCCATAATTTCACCTCATTATTCATATCAAAACCCCCTCAAATTCGTTTGTTTTACCCCTTACTAATTATTTATACTATTTTGATAAAAAGTCTGTTATTTGCCGTTTTTCGTATGTTTTCAGAATGGTAGCATATCCTCTGTAATTTCGTATTGTTCTGCTTGAACTTGCTTTCCCATCTCTTCATAAGGGTCTGTTTTTTGTTCTTCACTATTTTCTTTATGTATTCTATCTATTGTTTGGTCTACTGTCTCAAACTCACTTATAAAAATATATGGTATTGTTTTCTTATCTTTTAAATAAAAATCTATCCATGCTTTTTTTATATATATGTTTGTTCTATCTTCTAGTTCTACATCTTTTTTAAATCTAACATCTAAATAACCATTAACATAATTTCCATTTTGGTCTTTTTTAGATATTCCTACTTTATAATATGTTCTACCTTCATAATCTTTTCTAAATACTTTTAATAAATGACTTTCTATTATTTCCATTACTTATTCTCCTTCCATTTTTCTATAAAATCTTCTAATTTGTTAGCTAACTCTAAATCTTTTTGTTCCTTAAAATATTCTATCAAATCTTCTTGTTCTACATATTTTTGCAAATCTTCTAACATTTCTCTATAAAAATCTATATCTCTTTCACTTTGTAATTTTCTAACATTATATTTTATTTCTATTGCGTTGTCATTTATTTCTTTTTCTTCACACCTTAATTCATACAATTTGTTATATTTTTCTTCTAATCTAGAATAATCTTCTGCTAATTTAGTCCAATAATGATAATATAAACCCGCTTGTTCTTCAACTGACATATTATCATGCCACTGCGTAACTTCTTTCACTCTCATTTTATTCACCTTTTTTCTCCATTAACTTTATTATTTCATCAACTTGTTTTATTGTTAATTGACTATCACTTTCTACATTGTAATATTTGTATAATGTTTCTCTACTAAAATCATTATCTTTTTCTTCTCTTAATTCAATTAATTTTCTTAATTTTAAATTTTTCTCGCCTAATCTTTTTTCAGTTTCTTGTGTTAATTCACTAAATCTTATATTGTTTTTATTATCTCTAATAATTAAATCTTTTATTCTTCTATTTTCATCATAATCTATATATTCTACATAAAATCTAGTTTTAGTATCAAACTTACCATTGCCTTTATCAAAAAATTCATTATCATAACCCTTTTTAATCATATCTTGTCTTGGTAGTATAAATATTGTTGGTGATGTATAAAGTTCTCTACCTATTCCAATATTTACACATGCCCTTTTAAAACTATCACTTGCCAAGCCTTTTTCTGCTTCACTAAAACTTTCTGTTCCTGTATCTTCTTTGCTAACCCATTCTTTTATTTCATCATTCCATATACTAACTACACAATTAGCATTATCCCTTTTATGTTCTCTTTTCCAATTCATAACCCCAAATGTTTCATCTAATATGTCCATATCTACTCTTGCATTTTTATATAGTAATAATGTTAACCAATTACTTGCTATTTGGCTTACTCTGCAATCTATCTCATCTGCTCTTAATGTTCTTATTTCTTTCATTTTTTCACCTCTTAATATTTATTTAATTCTTCTTTAATCTCTTTTATTAATTCTTCCGTATTCCCCTCAATAATACTTTTAATATCATTTTCTGTTATTACTATATGTGGATTATCTTCTTTAAATGCAATAATATCACTTACTATTTTTTCTAATACTTTACTTTCCATTTTCTACCTCCTATTTTTCTTCTAACAATATTGTATTATTTGTTAAAAATGTTCTTTCTTCTACCCCTATTTGTATGTTTTCTATTTCTTTGTCTTTTAGTGCATTATATTCTCCTATAAATTCTTTTCTGTTCCATATTTGTCTTTCTTCATCTGAATTGCAAATATTGATATAACCGATATTATTTGCTATGTAAAATGTATATGGCTTTAAATATTCTCTAACTTTTGATATGTTTTCACCAAATTTATGTACTGCTCTTATTACTTCTTGCCATTCATCTTCTGCTTTTGGTATATCTTTAACTTCTAAATTTGCTATTTCTTTTTTTATTTGAGCAACATTGGGAAAAAATTCGCTTTTATTTCTAATATTGTTAATTGCTTCTAAAAATAATTCTTTTTTTGTGTTTTTGAAATCTTTTAACCACACATTTATCATTAATATTGCTGTATTTTTATCCAAATCTTTTAATGCTGATGGATATGTTACTTTTAATATTGTTAAAGTTTCTTTTATTGTTTTCTCATCTACCATAATCATCTTTCATAATGTCTAAAAATACATTATTACTGCTACCCTCCTTTTTTTGTTTAAACCAATTTTCTCTTATAGACTTTCTTAAAACTAAATTAAAATTTGTATAATGATTTTTATTATTATTTCCTTCAACATATTCATCTAATAAATCAATTTGTTTCTTTATAAAATCTTCTCCAAACTCATTTACAAGTTTTAAATACTCATCTATTGTTAATTTTACTCTACCATAAACCCCATACTTTTCTTTTTTATTTATTTTTTCTTTTATATTTACTTTATCTTTTACTTCTACTTCTACTTTATCTGCTTGATTTGCTAGGCTTTGCTTAGCATTGCTTAGCACATCTAAGCTTTGCTTAGCATTGCTAGAAAGATTTAATTTATTGTTTATGGCTCTTTGTATTCCACCTAATCTTCCAGCTTCTTTTCTTTTTTGTCTTTCTTCTTCCCATTTATTTGTATCAATATCTATTTGATTTTTAATAAACATAAAAGCTACTAAAATGTCACTATCTTGTGTTATTTCGCTATTTATGGTATAATTAAATATAGCTCTGAGCAATTTACCAAGTTGCTCGTTTTTTAATGCTTTAATGGGTTCATAAAATGAATTGTATAATATAAATCCTTTCTTTTCCATCTCCTTTCTTAATCTTCCTTTCTTACAAAATAATCTTCAATTTCTGCGTTTTCATCAAAATATTTTGTTATTGCATAAGCCATTACTTTACTACAAGCAAGTTTCCCTCTTAATATACTTGATAATGTTGATTGTGAAACTCCTATTACTTTGCTTGCTTCAACTTGTCTTATTGTAGTCCTCTTGTTATTTTTAAATATATACACCTTATCACCTACTTTCTACTACAATTTCATTTTACAATATATTTTTTATTTTGTAAATATATTTTATTAATATTTTTTTACTAAAATATATTTTTTATATTTGATGTTTTCGTCATATCTATTTTTAGCACTTATCCATTCATCGTCTATTTGATAATCTGCTCTTAATAGGTATATATATGCCGATAATCTCGTGGTTCCTAAATCTGTAAATGCCTCGAAAGTTGTTATTGCACCAAAATCTTGCATATACTTTAAAACTCTTTCTTTCATTTTTTCCTCCACATTCTTAATTTTACATACATTTCATATTTAAACTTTGCTTTTTCATTTAATGTTTTGCCACATCTTGTACAAGTACCATATACTGAATAATTCTTTTTTAAGTTTGAATATCCACATTTGGGACATATTATATTTTCAAATTTTGCTTTAGTCATAATACACCTTTTTTAAACATCTAATTATTTTGTAATCATTTTCTTCTCCACTTAACTCTAATATCTTTATACAAATATCAACAGGCACTTGTCTTTTGCCATATTCATAAGATAAATATGTTCTATAAATTAAATTTAATTTATTTGCCATTTCTTTTTGAGTTAAACCCAATTTTTTTCTATAATTATAAACAAATCCTTTTGTATTACTCATATTGCCCTCCTATCTTTGCGTAAACGTATCATTTTGCGTTGTTTTGTCTTTTCTAGTATAATTTATCATCTTTTATGTTTTGTTTCTGTATGAGCTTTAAATAAAGTCTTTATCATACACCCCTACTTGTTCTGAAATTGGTATCGGTCTATAGTTATCTTCTCTATCTTGAATAATATGTTCTATTTCTTCTTTCAAATACTCTATTTCTTCTTTTAACATTTCATTTTCATCTTCTAATGCATATTTTGATAATTCTAAATTATGTATTCTTTCATATAATTCATCTTCTGTTGCCATTTTTACCTCCTATAAATTAAATAAATTTTCATCTTCTCTATCTTCTGCAAACGGCTCTAAAGCTTCATTTAACATAAATATTATCTGTTTTTTATATAAATTAAATCTAAACCCACATATATATACTTTTTTTAACATTATTTGTATTTGATATGGATAATCTTTATAATATTTACACCTATCTTTAGAAGTTGCTTCTTTTTCTATAAAATCTTTAAATTTCATATTCTTACCATTTCCCATAATTCTGGGTGCTTAAAACTTTTTAATCTTTTCTTAGCTTCTGTAGTATTAAATATTGTTGCCTCTTTTTTATCTAAAACACAATGATTCCATTTATTAATATATTTTAGATAATTATTATATTTTACATTTCTTAGTATATATTTCATATTATTCACCTCCTATATCATTGCTAATATTATAAAATATACTATCATACCAACACATAACCAAGTTGCTTTTAAAATATCTATTGCATGTGCTTTTGTTTTTCTAAGTTGTTTTTGTCTTAGTTGTTCCTTTCTTTTATTTTCTGATAATATTTTCATCATTTTTTCCATTTCTTTTACCTCCTTTATTTTTTTTACAAGTATATATTACACTATTTGTATAACTTTGTCTATAGTTTTTTTTAAAAAAATACAAAAAATTTAATTTTTGTATTTCCAAACATAATTTTTATATGTTTCTCTTCTACCTTTGCAACAATCTGTTATTTCATTATTTTTGCAATTAAAATGTTTTTTTGCTTCTGTCATTGTCGACCATTCTTTTATAAAATTACCATTTTTATCAAATTGTAAAACTGATTTAATTTTTTTTAATATGGCTCGTTGTAAATTTGTTCCATAATTAATATTATATTTGTGAGTACACCATTCTAAATTATCAACAAAATTGTTTTGCTTATTTTCATCTTTGTGATTTACTTGTAATTTTTCAATATCTGCATTATTTTTATCCTCAATATCATAATATTTAAAATTTTTTTTATTTAAAAATGTTTTTGCAATAAGTCTATGTACTTGATAACCTTTTACTTTATTATTTTTACACAGAAAAACTTGTAAATATGTATCCGAACTTTTTATTTGATTCAATATTTTATTCCTTTTTAAACTTTTAATTCTCCCTAAATTGCTCGCTTGATATAATCCTTCATAATTAGGTATGTCTTTCCATATTTCTTTCATAATTCCTCCTTTCTATCAAGATATAAAAAAGCACTTAATGATAAGTAGGGTTTATTGTCTAGATAGTCCTACCCATCATTAAATGCTCTTTTACTACCTAGACAATTTTATTATATCATAAAAAATAAAAAAAAGAAGAAAAATTTTCTTCTTTACACTTTTTTTATAGATTTTTCATCCATCCAACCTAAATCTCCAGTTGTATTATATGGATGTTTAGTACCTTTTGCATATCTAGTTATCTTTGTTTTTTTGTTTTTAACACTTCCACTAGGTTTTGTTGCATTTGAACTTACATATAGTGGTCCATTTATTATAACTTTATCACCTATTTTAAATTTTTGACTAGGAGTAGGTGTCGGTGTAGGAGTTGGTTTGGGTGCAGAATAATCAATAAACTTTAATTTGCCGTGATTTGTCCAAGTTCTTGTATTATAACCATCTTTTTTACCTATATTACCACAGGCAGTTATTTGTACTTTATTTTTCCAAGCAGGAGAACATTCAACAACAAGTCCATTGCCTATATATATACCAACATGTCCTTTCATATGTACTACTTCTCCAATTGCTATATTTTTAAAATTAGTTGTTACACCAGTACAATAATTCATTATTCCATCAGAACCAAAATCTGGTACACCATTACTACAATATTTTGCACCACCATATACTGCATTTTTATTACCTGACCATCCCCATAATATACCTTTTATAAGGCATACACAATCAAAACCAAATGTATCAGAACTTGCATTCATAATCATTTTTTTACGTGTTGCTTGTGCATTATAAGCATAGTTTGAGGTATATCTTTTTTTATTTGCAGTTGTCATTGGTGCTCCAAAACATCCCATTACATATAAGGTTTTATAATTATTAGCTATATCTTTTGCTTTCTTAACAAAAGTTTCTGCTTTCATTACATATCCCATACTATTCTTCCTCTTGTAATTCTTCTGTAGCAGGAATTGTTTCTTCTGTATTTGTTCTAACAAATTTTTCTTCACCAGTATTTAAGCTCATAACTGCTGATATACCTGCCATTATACCACTTATAACAAGTGTTTTAAGCACATTCATATCTTTTAAATCAAATAATTGTACTCCTGCAAAAACACCTATGAATCCTTGTAAAAAAGTTCTGAAAGCCCTATTACTCCATAATTTTAATAGAAATTTTTTCATATCATTACCTCCTTATATTCCTATTACATATCTTAATACCCAATGATTATTTTTGTAACTTATTCCACTGCCTGTTCCTGTTGCTGTATTATTTGCGTGCCCAGTTATTTGTGTATCACTAACATATACATATTTAGAACCAACACTACCATAGTCAAGTGTATTCATATTTATTAAAATGCCGTTCCCACTTTGATTTTGTGCGAAAAACTTTGGTATAAATGTACATACCCAATCCCAATTTTGCTCTTGTCCATTAGAATAAGCACTCCATATTAATACAATTCCATGAGGTTGACTGCTAATTGGTGTATCTGTTAAATCTATTGATTGACTCGCATTCATATAATAAGCACCACTCCATAATTCTTTTTGTTTTGCAAATATCATACCATTGTAAACAAATCCATCCCTAGGATTTATATTGACAATTTTATCATCACTTGGGCCTATAATTGAAAATGCGTTTTCAAAATATTTAATGCTATTACGCATTTCTACCGTGTATCCATGTGTTGTATCAACACCTAATTGTATTAAATCATTCATCATTGTCACATCTACAATAGTTAAATCACCATCTCCATCTAAATCGTAGTAATCTAACTGTTGTTCTGTCCAAGGTGGGTCTTGATTTATAATTAAGTCTGCCAAATCAGTAACGTCTTGTTGTGTATAATCATATTTTGTATATTGAATCGAATATAAACCATTATCAGTTATATTATATCCACCAATAGTTCCACTTTTAGATATTATTTCACCATCAGTTGTTACAGAAAAGTTAGGGCTTGTTATTGATATATTATCAGCGTCTAAGTTTATTGTTTTGCCTCTAATATCAACTTCACCTATTTTTTTATTAATTATAATACTTGCTTCACGTACTGTTTTATCTGTTTCTGTCACATATTTATAATCATTTACACTTTCTTCCAATTTATCTGTATGTATATTTTCTTCTAACCCTTGTGTTATATTTATCTCATCATTTAACATAACGCAATTATATGTATTCCCACCTATTGATACATTATATTTATCACACAAATTATAATAACAAATTCCTGTACTAGCAAAATCATTTATGTAATATTGCAAACCATATAATTGAGTTAATATATCAGATAAATAATCTCCTCTATCATTACCATTCATTATTTGATTATCTGCTATTTCTATTGCAATTTTATCATCATCTGGTAAATTTTGAGGATTAGACAATGCAATTTTATCTGTTCCTGAGCTTCTTGATAAAACAATTGTATTTACTGGACCATAACTTTCACCAAAACTAACATTTACACTTTTTAGATATTCTTCATCAATAGTATCGTTTGTTGTGTTTAAATATCTAACTTCAAGCTCATCATCTACTTCATTAATACATATTGTTGAGGCTGTTGCTTGTGCTAATTCATCAAGTACATCTCTAAATGTATAGCCCATTGATTCTCCATCTTCATCTAAATATAATTCTTCTGCTATTTCTCTATTATAATTAGCAAACGTACTACTAGCATTCTTAAATGTTAATCCTAAATGAGTACATATTGTATTTATGTAATTTCTTATTGTTATTGGATAGGTTATACCTAAATCTACATAATCAACCATTGAATAAAGCATTTTATCATAACAAGTTATTTTATAACTTTCTGTATCTTCTTGTTTTTCTGATTTATAAACTATATAATTACCAAAATTTATGTAATCATAATTATCTCTATAATCTAATACTTCATTATCTCTAATTTTAACTCCAAAATTAAAACTAATTACTGTGTTTAAAGGTATATCTGTATTGCTATCAATATCAAGTTGTTTCATAACAGATTTAAGTATATTGCCTTCATAAACAGGAGTAATGGAGTTAATATCTTCATTACCTAATGTTATTGTACTACCATTATCTGTATATGTAATTACACTATCTATTTCACGACCAAATTCTTTTATTTGGCTTTTAAAATCATTAGTATGTGTTTTCATATTAACTCCTTTTTTTAGTCGCTATAAATGAACAACTAAATCCTTCGTTTTTTGCATTTCCACTTATTATATGTTTGTTAGTATTTTCCCAATCACCTGTATATGTAGTCATTGTTACTGTTGCTTTTTTCTTTGGGTCATAATATTGTACACTTTGAGTTGCACTATCTAATATTGGAGCAATAATTTCAAGTTCTGCTTTTGTTAACTTTCTAAATTGTAATGTTAGCTTAGGATATATACCTATTAATGTACCAGACATTACACCTGCCAAGTTTCTTCCACTGTCTTGGCTCCACAATTTGCTAAAACTATATTTTGCTTCAACTAGATATTGCCCTAATGATAAATAATTATTCATACCACTTATTTTTACTTTTATACTATCTTTATTTGTAAACATATTTCCTCCTATTATCTGTTATAAGCAAAATCGCTTTCTGCGTTAATTTTCTTTATTTCTTTAGCAATTTGTCTATTACCTACATATACTGGCACAGTTGCAGTTAAATTGATGTTTTTGCCTATTTCATACCCTAATGTACTCATAACCTGAGAATCTGTTAATGGCAAGTAAGCTTCTGCACCGTGCTCAGCCCAACTAGCTCCACCTCCCAAAGTAGGAATGCCTCTTCCAGGGTAACTTGCAATTGCTCCTTTAGCAAGTTTTGGTATTTGTGGAATATTAAATCCCCATTTTTTACCACCAATTACAGGCACCCAATCAGGAACATCAAATTTTATTCTGTTTGCACCTTTAATTAAAGCATTTATACCTCCAATAATTAAATTTAAAGGAGCTTTTGCAATTGTCCATAAAGTATCAAATACACCTTTAAATATTTGCTTAAAACCATTCATAACAGTTTTCATATCACCAGTGAATATTCCTTTTATTACTTTAAATACACCTTGTACTATGGTTTTTATACCATTAAAAACCCCAACAACTGTATCTTTAAAAACTTTAAAAGGATTTAAAAACAAATTAACAGCAGTAAATATTATTGCACTTATGGCAGACAATTTAAGCTGTATATCAACTATTAAAGCAGCAACCCATACTTTAAGATATTCCCATATTCCTTTGGCTACTTCTATAACTGCATTTTTTAATCTTGGAAATTGCGTAATTAAATATAAAATAATATCTAAAACTAATCCTGCCCAATTTCCAGTTAATATATCAAAAAACATTTTTGTTAATAACAAACCAGCAACAACATCTTCCCAATTATCTAATACCCATTGTCCAAATTTAACAATTTTATCAACCCATTCAGGAATTTCGATTTTGTCCCATCCTTCAAACGGATTTTTTAATTTGACATTGCTACCAGCACCACCACTTGCACTTGAAGTTGAAGTATCACTTAATACATTCATTTCATCAAAACCTGCAAGTTGTTTCTTTATTTTAGATACATTTTTAGCAGTAGCACCACTATTTTTATTTGCATTTTTCCAAGCTTTATCAAAATCAAACAAAGCCTTACCTGTTAATGCTTTAAAAATATAATTTATATATATCATTAGTTTTACTGCCATATTTAATATTGTTTGCACTAATGGTACTAACGCATTTGCTATTGCACTTTTCATTATATCTATCTGACTTGATATGTTTTCGTTTTCTGATGATACTAAACTTATTGCTCTACGTATTGCACTATATATAGAACGTACTCCTATTAATGCTAATCCCCATTTTGCAACCTTAGTTATTGTATTGCTTAAAGATTGCCCTATATCTTTTAAACCACTTTTAGCATTTTCAAAACCTTGCTTATTTATTTCATCTTGTTTGTTTTTTAGTCGACTTAATTCATTAGCAGTTTTTTCTATTTCTTTTCTCAACCTTATAGCTTCATTTGATTGTTCATTAAAACCTTTTTGTGTTGACAATGTTTGATAATCTGCAACTAAATCATTTAATTTTCTTTCTACTGATTGAATTTGTGATTCAAAAGATTTTGTATTTAATTTGCAATCAATTTCAACATAATTCATAAAATCATCTCCTTTCTAAAAACCAAGAGATTTATAAAATTCATCTACACTTTTTTGTTGTTCTTCTGTTAGTTCAACTTTCTTTTCTTTTCTTTTTAATGCCACTTGATTTTTTGCTTTAATAATTTTACTTCTTTCTTTTTCATCTTTTATTAGAGATACATCAAAAGTTCTTAAATTTCTAATTCTATTTAATACACAACAATTACCAATTTCACTATTGGATAAACCATTCATAAGTTCATTAAATTTCCACCAATGTATTTCTGTTTTATCAATATCCATACCATTATAATCACTCATAAATGAAGCCCATATATAGCCATAATCTTGCACATAGTCCATATCAAGCTCTTTATTGCTTATATCTTCTTCTTTACCACATAATAGGTACTTTTTAGCCAATTCTAGCAACTTTTCATAATGTTCTGGTGTATTTATACCTTCTTCACCAAAAAGTGTGTATATAATAGCTAAACCACGTTCCATGTCGCCTATTGTTTCGTCTTGCGCTATTCTATTACATTCTATTGCTACTTTAAAGTTAGTGTTTATTTTATATTTTTTATCTTCAACTTTTACATATTCTGGGTACATTATTCAAGTACGCTTTCTTCTTCTTTTGTTGATGTGTATTTTTGTTTTATTTCTTTTACTATATTATCCATATTAATATCAAGTTTAGGAGCAATTTGTGTTTCTATTATTTTATCTATTTCTCTTAATGTAGTCCATTCTAAAGGTCTACCATATAACAACTTATCAACTCCACCTTCGCCCAAAAACAAGTCATATACTTCTTTTTCTTTTTTATAAAATGTTTTTATAGCTTCATATTTAAGTTTTTCATTATTACTCATTAATTGGTCTTTTTTTCTAAAGTCCTGTTTTTTATCTATTATTACAAGTTGGCTATTTATCCATTGGTGATTTTTTTTATTATCATCTCTCATTTTTTGCAATTTATCTAATAATTCTATATCTTTTAAATTAAATTCTAATGTTTCGCCTGTATCTACTCCATCTTTTGTTCTTATCCCTAATTTAAGCAAATTCTCATTTTCGCCTAATTCAATATATTCCATTTCATACCTCCTATTTAAAAAAGAGCTTGGCGATTATTTCGCCTCGCCCTTTCGGTTTTTTATTATAAACTTGTTGAAGATGTAAAGCTTGGTACACCATCAGTTATTGTTGCAGTGCCTTCTTCTGGATCACCGTTAAAGTAAATTGTATATTCAATTTCTTCTCCGCTATAAGATGTTACTGTAATTAAACAATCACTCTTTTTAGCAGGATAGCTTCCCAAATTTCCATTCCATGTATCTATTTCAAGTATATGTGATACATAATTTAATTTGTCACGTCCTGTATTAATAAATTCAAATTCTGGGTCATTTTTATAACATCTTTGAGTAACGCTTAATTGTTTCTGATTAGAAGTATGGTCACTTCTTGCAGAATCTTCTATTATCCATTGCTCTGTTTCAACTTGTGGGTTAAATTCAACAGAAGCTTCTGATACACCAATACCAATAACTTTCCATGATGCAGTAGAAGCTGGTGTAATATCTAAGAATTTTTGATATTGGCTTCTTTTGTTTTTCTCTATTGTGCTAGGAATTAATGCCATTATTTCTCCTCCTTTTCTATTTTAGGATTTTCTAGTTCTCTTTTTATAAGAACTAAATCTTTATAATTAAGAGGCTCGATATAGCCTAATTCATTAAGCTTTACTATTTGATTATAATTTAAACCTTTGATTTCATCACCGACAATAAAGTTGCCTAAATTACTTGTAAAATCAATTTTTGCTATTATTTTTCTCATAGGCTTACTGTACCTCCTTTTTCTTTCTCAATATATGTAATTTGTATTTGAATATCAAATGTTGCTTGTGTTCCATCTACACTATTCAATGTACCACAATTTAAACATTCAATGCTTTCTATATTTTCTATTTCTGGCAAAATGCCCTCATCATTATTAGATTTGATTGTATTTTCAAATTCTTCAAAAAATCCTATATTTTTAAGATTATTGATAGTATCTTGTGAATAAGCTTTTCTACTCCTAAATGAATAAACGTCTCTTTTCTTTTGAATACCTATAATCCAATTTTCAACTTCTGTATTTGTTGGTATTTTATCAAGAGAAAAATCCCCAATCTTACCCAACATATCAGCACTAATTTGATAATTTCTATTAGTGGTCATTTTATTTATAACAGTAAACAAATATTCTCTTAACTTTGCTATTCTATAATCCATTATGCACCTCTATCTATATAATTTTGTACTTCTCTTACTACGTCTTGCATTTCTGCACTCACCATACGTTTATCCCAATATGGCCCTGTACCTGGTGTTGTATAATGTTGAACTTCATGTCCCCATATTATGCCCTCATATTGTATTTTAGCATAATCTGACATATAAATTATTTTATCTGTTTGAATATCTACGTTGTTTCTTAAATCACCATTTCTTTTTGGTACATATTTATCCATGTGTTTATAGCAAGTATTTGTAAAAAAAGCATGTACTCTGCCATTAGGTTCTAAACCTAAGTTTGTTATTATTGTACTTGTTGGTTGCATTTTAACAGGCATTTTATCTGCCTCCTAAATGAATATGTTGATTATTACCAAAGTTATTATTGTTAATACTTGTTATGTTATAAACAATATAATCACTTAAATCTTGCTGTGTTTCTATGTTGGTAGAAAGAGTGCCTTGTACAAGAATATCACCAATTGCAAAATCATTTATACTCAAATTATTATTTTTATTATAAGGTATTCGCACCTGTACGTCATTAGCATTGTCATATCCTTTGTTTATACTTGCACCCTTGCCACCAAAAAACCAAACATCACTGTAATTATATCTAGTCCAAGTTTCTAATTGAGTTGTAGTATCAAAACCTTTGTGATAAACAGTTAAACTTGAATTCGTTATCATTAAACACCTACATACATAAGATGTTCGTTGTCATATATAACACCTAGTAAATAAGTTCTTATAATATCAATTAATTCTGCATTTTTTGATTTTACAACTTCACTTATTTGTGCATAACTGACAGAATATCCATCTGTATTTTCACTAGCAATATTGCCTTTTGTGTTATTTTTAGCAAATTCATTAATACTATTTATCAAAGCATATTCACATAATTTTACTTCTTGAGGTATATCTTTTTTACCTTTTAATCTATTAAATGTTCTTATATCAACTAATCTTCTACTCTCAAATTCTAATAAGTTAAAAGGCATTAGGTCTAAAGTTCCACCTAGTCCCTTATAATCTTCATAAGATAGGTATTGTTCTTCAAATTCCATAATGCCCTCCTTTTATTTTTAATAACTTGGTGTTCCGTTATAGATAATTAAATCTGGTGTAACTGCCTTTGTTCCTTTGTAAGCAAATAAACCAAATCCGATAGCGTCACTTAATTCAATTCTTGTTGGATTGTAAATTGAAGTCATAACTGGTTGAGCAACTGATCCTTTAACCATAACGATATAATTTACTCCATTTGGTAGGAATACGTTTGAATAAACATTAACATTGTTAAATGTTCCTTGTTCATAGTTAGGTACTACTCCTAAGTTGTTTGAGTTAGATATAGAATTTATTTTGTTTCTTAATCTTCCATAATATGCTGGTGACATAACTACTTCAATCATATTTCTTGGTACACCATTAACAAAGTCATTTTTAGTTGTTTCAACTGTTTGAATTGCTTCTTCAATTTCATCTTCAATTGTTGGTGTTCCTGTTGGAGTAAATGAAGTTCCTTGTTGAGTTGCTTCTTTAAAGAATTTAGTATCAAGTTCAACTGCTAGTGCATCTTGATGATTTCTTGTTCTTCTTTCAATTAAACCTGCAACACCGTATGTTTTTAGGTCTTTGTTCTCAACTTCCTCAAGATACTCAGTATTATCATTTAATGATATTACAACTGGGTCAGCTTTAATTTTAGCTCCATATCCGTTGTTTCTTGCTGTTCCATAAGCTGCGGAACTAACATTTACAAATCTTTTAGCCTCTACTGTTCCACTTGTAGGGTCTCCTGATAAATCAGTATTTTTTAATCTACTTGCTAGTGTTATGTGTTGTAAATTTTCAATAACTTTTCCGTATTCTTCTGCTAGTTTCTCAGCAGTAGAACCATCTGTCATTTTAATGCTTAATGCATCTAATCTTGCCATTATTAATCTCTCCTTTTTTCTACCATATTAGTGGCATTTCTTTAATATTATTGTCCTGCTCACTATCGCCCATACCTTCCATATCTTTTATCTTATTTGGATTGGTAAATATATCTGTTTTATCTTTTGTTAATTCATTAAACAAATCTTGTATACCTTTGCCTTTGTTTTCTGGTAAATTCAATCCATTTTTTATATCATTTAAAAGACCTTTTCTTGCATATTCGCTAGTGAATGTTTTGCCTTCAAACAAAGCATTAATATTGTCTGTTAATATTTTGTCTTGTTCTTCGGCTTGTTGTTTAGCAATTCTATCAGCTTCTTTTTGCTCATATTCTGCTATTTTGTTTTTAAGACTTTCCATCTCATCAGTTTTAGGAGCCGTCTCTATTTGCTTTTTTAAATCATCTATGGCATTTTTATTATCCTCTAACTGTTCTTTATATTTATTGTCGACCTTTTCAGTTTCGATTTTAATATAATCACCATGTTTCGCAAGAATACTTTTTACTTCTTCTTTTGATAATTTAACTTTATTTTCTCCTATCTCTAATGCTTCTAAAAAATCTTTCATAATATTGCCTCCTCTAGATTTTTTCAAGTGGTCTACTCCACCATAAAGATTTAATATTCAAGTTCTTCACTCGAACTCTACCTACATTATACCACATATTAAAACGGTGTCAAATTACAATAAAAAAAGCAAGTTATTTCTTGCTAGTTTTCTTTTTTACTGTTTTCTTTGGTTCTTCTTTTGGCTCTGCAACTAATTTTTCTTCTTGAACTTGCCCTATAATTTCTACTGCGTCATTTTCTTTTAAATATTCTGCTCTGCTAACTTCTACCTCAAATTCATCATTAATTTGTCTTTCTACGTTAGCTTCCATGTCCTTAAATCTTATAAGTGCTTTTACTCTTACCATTTTTTCTTTTTCCTCCTCGAATTCCTCTATTATTTTCTTTTTATCTATTTTACCTTTATATCCTAAATAATCTAACCAATCTTCTAATGCATGATTATCATATTCTTTACATACAGGTATTTTTTTAATCTTATTTATATCAAAATCCATATCTAAAGGTACAACATAACCATTTACACCATCTTTTATAAGTTCTGTACAACCTCCTACATCTGTAACAATACAAGGCACTTTATATTGCAAGCTTTCTTGAACTGTATATGGCAAACCCTCACTATCGGATAGCAAAACAGTATAATCTGCGTCTGCTAGATAATCCCATATATCATATCTATAATGCCAAAACCTAACCTCTTCATAATCACATTTCATTGGAGCATTTGTAAATATATTCCATTCAAACTTTATTCTTGCACTTCTCATCATTTCCATCATTTTTAACATTCTATGCCACCCTTTGGCTGAATCTATTCTAGTACAACTTATTAAATGCAATACTTTATTTGTTTCTCTGTTTGGTAGCAATATATTTTTAATTGTTATTGGGTGGTCATGCAAAACTTCATCACTCATTTTACTAACAAATTCTCCACAACCAACTATTTCTTTTATACCCATGTCAGCATATTGTTGATATAATAAACCTTTTTCTATTAAGTATTTATAATTGGCATGTCGCATTTCTATCATTCTATTCGCTTTTATATTATAAGGTATTTTACCCCACACACTATTTCGAATAAAAATATCACATTCATATTCTTTCTCTTCATCATATTTTTCTATATTAACAAGTTTTGCCATTTTTTTTAGTCTTTCGGGATAACCAGAACAATATAAAACAGTTATATCATAGTAATTTCTTAACCACCAGCACCAATTATAAGCCATGGTTTCAACACCATTCAGCCTCCAATTTGAGCAAAATTAGATTGATAAAATATAATTTTTTTCAAATTAGACATTTGGCATCACCTCACTTTTTAATTTCCAAATATATCCGCCTGCAAAGCTTCTTTTTTTATTAATACATTTAGAAATACATGAAATATTAATATTATTAAATTCACTTGCTTCTCTAATAGATTTATAAACATCTAAAATTTCGCCATTTTTATTTAATTTGCATACTTCCTTCTTTAATTTATTGGTATTTTTAACTTTTTCTTGCCTTATTCCATAATTATTGTTATAAGCAACAGTACACCATTCTAAATTATCAACATTGTTATTTAACTTATTTTCGTCTTTATGATTGACAACTGGTAAATTATTAGGATTAGGAATAAATGCTTGTGCTACAAGTCTATGTATTGAATACCATTTTCTTTTATTGTTTTTTCTTAATCCAATTGTATAATAATCTTTTTTTATTCTTGATTTTAAAATATTGCCTTTGCCTCTATAATTATAAAGACTTTTTATTTTTCCATAATTATTAACTTGATATAAACCTTCATAACCTTTTATATCTTTCCAAATTTCTTTCACAACTTACACCTCCAATATAAGTTATGGGAGTGTTGGAGGCACTCCCTTTATAAATTATAACATAGTTTTTTAGTTCGTCCAACTACCAAACATATAATGTTTACAATATACTTCATCATCTAATTCATCATGATTTACAAAAGCTTTTTTAGGGTAAATTGTTATTTCATCTGTTTTTTGATATTCCATGCTATCTCTATTAACATATTTTTCTAATACATCTGTTAAAATCATAGGACCTGTTCTATATTCCCACCAATTCTGTTTAAGTTCCCATTTTTCTTTTCCACTTGTATATTCATCTAATATTTCTTTAACTATTTTATTTTTAGATTCTGCTCCTATTGTTGCATTTCCAAAATAATGAGGTTGTTCAAATCCTACAAAAAACTTGTTATCTAATAACTTATCAAAAGGTTGATATACTTCAACGTCTGTATCTAAATAAATTCCACCATACTCATATAATGCCCACAATCTTATAGGGTCACCAACAAAACCATACATTTTGTTATCATAAGCTTTTTTGCTATATTCAAACATATTAATATCAACATTTTCTTCCGATATTTCTAAAAACTCCCAATCTGGCATTTTCTCTTTCCATGTTTTTATGCAATTTTGCACGTTCTGTGGTTTTTCTTTGCTCCCAAACCAACAATAAATAATTCTTTTTGGTATCACATTATCACCTCAATTAATTATATCACATCATAATAAAAAGGACAAATTATGTCCTTATCTTACTAACCATACATCTTCAAATTGTTTATTTAAAAACTTTTCTTTGTGTTCCTTTTGTTGAAATAGTTAATGCTTGTTCTAATGTCCAGCCTCTTTTCAATCTGTCGTATAATGTAGTATGACTTATGCCATATTCATCACACCATTGTTTTGCTGTTTGAGTTTTACCATTAAATATATATATGACATTGTTTGTTTTGTGATTAGATTGAAATTTTGGTGTCGACCATCTACAATTTTCAGGGCAATAATCTTTTTCATTATCAATTCTATCTAATGTTAATTTATCGCTATACCCATTATTTATAGCCCAATTATAAAAATTAACAAAACCCTCAGAATGTTTCCATTCTTCACATACTTTTATGCCTTTTCCACCATAATGCTTGTATTGATTTGTATACGAATAATAACATCTGCAATACATACTGTGCCAAATATTATGTATTCTTGTTTTTGACAATCCATGTTTTATTTGTTTTTTCTTTTTAATATTTTTTTCCATAATAAAAATACCTCCCACAACAAAGTATCAGAGGAGCAGTTGTGGTACTCCTCTATAAACATTATATCATATTTTAAATTATTTTCCAAGCACATCTCATAATTCTATCGCTTGGGTCAAATGTATCATATATAATTCCATCAATAATAGCGGTTATATGTCCATTGGTTGTTACAGCATATTTACCATAAGGATATTCTCTGGCAAACTCACCAATAGTTTTAGAATAATGGCACTCTCTTGGGTATCTATCATCCAAATAATCTTCTAAGAACACAACACTATCCATCATTAAACTATCTTCGTTTGCCAAAGAACTTAATTCCTCATATACATCGTGCCAATCTCTATTTGTCAACAAAGACAACGACCTTATGCTACAATCATCAATGTGCCTATTATGTGGATTTGCATTATAGAATTTATACATTATCTCATACTTCTTTGCAATGTTTCATTTAACATTTGTTTTTGTTGTGGGGTTTGAGCTTCTTCATGTAGAAAATCAATATATTCGCCTAGTGCTTTTGCCATAAAATGAAATGCTTTGTCGCTTTCTTCTCCTGCGCCGTATCTTTCTCTTGATTCCATATAACGGTGATATTCTCCAGACATTCTATCTGTGTAATCATCTCCACGATATTTCATATCATATCCTCTGCGTCCATATCTGCCATATTCTCCATAATTATCTCCATAATTCCCATATTCTCCATAATTGCCATAGCTTCCATGCCCTGGTCCTCTACCACTATATGCTCCATAATTACCGTAATTCATTTCTTTATCCTCCTTTGCCATGTGTTTTATTTTACTTAATTTGTATAAAAGGTCTAAATTATTTATATTTATATCTTCATCAAGTATATGTTTTATTTTTTCGTTAACTTTTTCAATTACTTTTTCTTCCATTTATTTCACTCCTTTCTTTTAAGAGTTTTAATATTTCATTGTTTTGCATTATTATCTTTTCTAAATATACTTCATCTTGTTGTCTTAATTCTTGCATTAAATCGCTATTGTTATAGTCTTGCAATAATAAAACAACACTATACAACTGCAGTATTAATGAAGTTACATCTAAATTATTTTTCATTTAAAATCTAACAGGCTCAATAATAATATTTGCATTTTTAATGCTAGGTGCTACAGTTTCAACTGCTGGTATTACACCACTTATAGCAGGCACACTGCCTATTGTTAAAGTTACATTTTCTCTAGGGCATAAACTTATTCTTTTCTTAATTGTTATGTTAGTGTATTCTCCAACAATAACTGTTGCATTTGCACTAGCACCGACTACTCTTGAACCATTTTCTTTTAATGCTATTTCAACAGGGCCAGCAGTTTCTCCACTTACATTACCCGTAAATGTAATGTCATAAACATTTGCTTGATTGCAATTACCACTTCCTAGAATAGTGTATTGGCTTGTGCCTTCTGTATGATTTAACCAACCTTTACAAGTAGCGCTTCTTGTTCTTAATTCATCATTGGCAAATACAATATCACTTGTGTTTGTTTCTAATATTTGTATTGCATCATTTGTACTTTGTATCATTTTATCTTTTCTCCTTTCATAAATAAAAATGAGGATAGAACATGCCTATCCTCTTAAAATAAGCAAGTTCTCGTAATCGAGTATGTAGTATTCTACTCTATGCTATTAAATAAATTATTTTTAGTTAAAGCTTACTTTTGTAGTTTCATTAATTATTTTTTTAACTTCTTCAACTGCTTCTTCGTAAGTTCCACCATTTTGTTCAATTTCTTTTACTTTGTTAATTGCTTTTTCACTATCAAAGCTAACTTTTACTTCAATAGTTTTGTCATCTTTTTTTGGCTTGTTTTCTGTATCAAAAAGATAAACACAATGCCAATCTTTTTCCTCACACATATTTTATCACCAATTTAATTATAACATAAAACGATTACTTTTCAAAATTAAATAAATTGACTTGTTGTGTTAAATCCACATCCACATCCATTGTTGTTGCAACTGAATATTCTTGAATTTCCGTAGACAGGCACTGTATCAATAGGGCAATTTTTTAATTCTTGGTAGATATTTGACACTATTGATTGTGTTTGTGCTAATTGACTTGCCTGTAAATCTTTCATTAATGCTTCTCTTTGTAAATCGGCAATCTTGCTATCTTTTTCATCAAGTCTATCTCTGAATATTTCATCAATAATCTTTTGAGTATTAGCTGTTTGATTTACAAGAATATCTTGACCAATTTGTCTCAATACTTCTCTATCTGAGCAGTTTTCACTTATAACAGTGGCTTTTAAATCTTGTATTCCTAGTCTGTTGTCTGCACTTGCGTTACATAATTGAGTACTTATTCCAAACAATTGATTAGTATTAGCCATTTGTCTGTTATTAGCACTTATTTCAGCGTTAAAGAATCCATTTGAAACAGTTTGATTCATATCAGCACAGCAATTACATAATTGGTTAGATAACGAATAAATACCACTATTAACTGTATCTAATTGGTTAGACAAGTGTAATGTGTCAAAGCCATTGTTAGTGTTTTGCATAATTTCCTTTTGACCATTAGACAACCAAGCATAGCCGTTATCAAAAGCATTGTTACCAAAGAATCCACCATTACCATTATTTCCCCAACCACCAAATAGTGCCAAGATTAAAATAATCCAAATCCATGAACCATCACCATATCCACCAAATCCAGCATTGTTCCCATACATTACTGGATATGGATATGCAAAACCATTTCCGTTAGTTGTTGCTAATTCCACAGTAGGCTGTATTCCATTTCCGTTCATTTTTTTTCTCTCCTTTCTTTATATTTAAAGTGCTAGGAGCTTTATATGAGAACACTTACCTAGCAAATGCTCTCATACAAGGCTCTTAGCCTTGTTTTTGATTAAACATAGACATTAATTGATCCCACTGTTTTTTTTGCTCTGGGCTAAAATTGTTTACTGTTTCGTTTAATACGTCTTGTGGGTTATTATTTTTTCTTGCCATTTGATATTTTTGAAACGCCTGAGGATTTGTCCTTTTTAACTGTTGCTCCATTTGTTTCAGCATCCCCTGAGGTATCTGTTGTATCTTGTTCTGTATCATCATTTGTAACATTTGCATCATTTTTAATCATTCCTTTCAGTTCTTCTATTTGACTTTTTAAATACTCAATCTCAAAATCCTTACTATCTTTTGGCACTATTTCAGTCAATTCATAAGACTTAATATCTCCTTTTGCATTCTTTACCCACAAAACAGTCATATCTTTACTAAAAAAAGCAGTATCATAATAGACGGTTTCGTTAATTACGTCATCTATAGTGTTTGCAAATCTCATAGTATGATTATTTGTCGGAGCCAATTGAAATGTTTGGTTTATTGCGGGCTGTTGACTTCCATTTTTCATTTGTTCTTTCATTTGATTTAATTGTGCAATTTGATTATCTATTCTGTCTGCCATTGTTTGCTGACTAAATTGAGAATAATTTTGCATATATGGATTGTTATACATAATTTCCTCCTATAATAGAAAAAAGGAGATGCTTTTGACTTCTCAAACTGCGTTTTAAACAATTCTAATAAGTAGCATTCTCCTTTCAGAAACAACAGGTCTTTCCCTTTGTTTCATCTAAATTATTACATAAAAAAAGAACTTAATAAGTTCAAGTTCCTCTTAATATATCTTTAAATTACCTTTAATATTTTCTTTTTTACTTTCTTCCATTGATATGTTATTGTACTTTCACTAACACCAAGTTCCATAGCCATGCCAATTTCAGTTAAATTCCCTTTTAATTTCATATCCAATATTTTTTCTTGAATATCTGTCAAGTATATTTTCTCTTTTATATCTTTTACCTCTTGTTTAGTTAGTTCCATTATTTTCATAATATCACTACCTTACATAAATCTGCCACATTTTGAACATCTACGTTTATTACCTGATTTTGTTGTTTGTGATTTTCTATATTTACCTGTTCTTTTAATTGTCTGCTTTGCCATTGTTTATATCACCATCATTTCCAATATAATTATTATATCCATTTTCGTTTTCTTGTGTTATTGTTTCTTCATAAGTCCCAATATCATTTAATAACCATAATGTATAACCTAGCAATCCTATAAACGCAACAAACGTTATTATCCATATTATGAACAAACGCTTATTTTGTTTCCTTTGGTCTGATAATAACTCAATAGCTAAGCTCTGTTCTTTTACTGCTTTTACTTCTTTTTTCATTTCTACTACTTCATCCCTTATATTCATTCTTTAACTCCATGATAAAGTTTTAAATGTTCATTCATAGCTTTATTAACACGTTCATCTATCTCTTTGTCATACGAATCTAATATATCTAATATCTTGTCAAGTTTCTTTTCCACTTGTGTCAATCTATAATCAATTAATTCTTGATTGGTATGTTCTTTTGCATTATCTTGTGTATCTTTTATTGCCTTATCTTTGCGTGATAAAACAAAGTTGCTTACAGCAATTACACTTGATAATATGCTTAATGCTAATGCTATTGTTAATTCCATAAACGACACCTCTTTGTACTAAACAATTATAACACATTCCCTTTATTTTGTAAAATTGTGCTATTTAACTTTAGTTCTTCTATATCCTGATACACGCATTCTTTCCATATATGTAGGTAGCCCACTTATATCTGATAATTCTTTATATTTATGTGTCAATTGTGTTATCTTTTCTTGTGCCTCTAGCATTAATTCACCATTGCCACTTGCTTTTGCTAGTATTTGAATGTCTTTTTGTTTTCTTACATTTCTTTCTATTTGTCTTTGCAATTGTGTACCCTCATACATAGTATAATGCTTGCCATCAAAATCAAAACCTTGTATATTCTTTTCTTTATCTGCTTGTAATTGTTCTTCTGTATATTCTGGTTTGCTTACACCTAGTATAATTGAAAATTTTGCATGTTGACAATTTAATGTTGATACAGGTCTTTGTAGTGAATTATTTACTGCATTAAAATCATCATACATTTTGCCATTTACTACAACTTGATTGCCTCTTATATCTTCTTGTTTTATCTGTTTTTCTGTTCCATTTATTATTTGTTCTTGTATTCTGTCTATTAAGGCAAATTGCTTGCCATCTACTGTATCAATATGGTCTGGTGCTGCGTTTTCATGGTGTGTCACTTCATATCCATTATAATCAAACTGTTCACCAATTATATCTTGATTTTTATTATGTAATGTTCTTAACCCATCATTTAAATGCATTCTAATTGCTGAATCTAATCTAATTGAACGCCCACTTTCATAATCTAATGTTTTTAAACCACTTCCACCTATATCTTTCATTATTTGTGACATAGCACTATAAAAAGTCTGTTTCCCTTGCCCTACATTCATTAATGCTTCATCTATTACTCTGTTATATGTTTCTTTAAGACCTAAAAGCTCCATTTCTCCATTAATATTTCGTATTGTATAGCCTAAAACATTTGGTCTAATATAATTATACATTTCTCGCTTAAATTCTTCTGACAATGCCGTTGTTTGCCTTAATAATGGCATATTTTCTGCAAAACCTAAAAAAGGTCTGTTTCTATATTCATAATATTGCCTATAAAATGTATAATCTTTTTTTGCATATTCCATAAATATCTCATCAATATCTTTTACAGATAAATTTGTATATTCTGATAATTGTTGTATTATATTAAAAAAATCATTGCCGTATTTTAATATATCTGCCAGTTTTTGAGCTTCAACTGGCGTTAGTTTACTTATTTTGTTTATTACTGTACCAATTTGCCCCAACATATACTCATTTGCTTTATCTATTTTATTTACTATTCTTTCTATTAATAAATCTGTTTGTTTATTGGTTATCATTCTATCACCAATCTAATTATATCACATAAAAAAAGAATAGCATAATCACTATTCCTTTATTATCTGTAATATTGCCATAATGAACATTCCAAATACTGCTCCTGCAATAAAACTTACTATTATCATATTTACTCACCTATTAAATCAAATATATTAACTAAACTTCTTACTGCACTTGCTTTAATTCTAAAAGGCAATCCTGCATTTGTTTGTGATATATTTGTTTGCTCATCATAACTAACTGCGTTTTCTATAGCATTCAACTGACTTATTAATGTAGCATCAGTTATTTCAGTATGTGTTGTTGTTGATAATACATAATATACAATTACATTGTTTGTTCCTAACCATGTTATAAAGCTTTGCTTAGCATTTTGCACTGTTGTTATATCACTTAATTCTGTTTTTGGTATTCTAACTCTTAAATTATATTCGTTAGTCAAAATATTAAATCCAACAATATCGTCACCCCATAAACTACCATTGTAATAAATAAATCGGTTTGATATTCCATACCCTGCTATGTTCAATCCATCAATAACTGTTGATGAAAAATGAATGTTAGTATCTGTTATATTTTTTGCATTTGACCAATTTTCTGTTCCGTTTAAGACCACTTTACCAGTGGCTTTATTTATATACCACTTGTCTGTATCTAAATCGTGTTCAAATTCATCTTCATAATCACCTATTTTGCAATATTCCATTCCATCAGGTAGATTTAATGGTAATACTTGTGACTCAGAATTATCAGAATTTGATATTGTAATTGTATTATTACCCTTTATTACTTGAACATCTGATGGATAAGATGGATTTGGTTGAGGTATTCCACCAGTGTATGGCTCATAAGGAGTCGCAGATGCACTTTTTTCTAATTGAATATCAGACAATTCTATAGTTCCATCTGGACTTCCTTCTGGTTGTATTGAAAAAGAAATATCACTACTTGCACTTGGAACAGTAAAACTAAAACTAAATGTACCGCTATTACTTCCTACTGCAATTCTAGTACCACCAACAATATCTGTTTGTGTTCCTAAATTTCTAACAGAATAATACAATCTTGTATTTGTATTGTTTTTAAATGTTACTTTACCACTAACTGTATATGTGCTTGCTTCATAAGATAATTTGTTTAAAAATCTTCTCCCTGTATCTAAATTGACATTGGTAGATATAACACCGTTACTTAATGAATATGCAGTTGCACTTGCACCTCCTGTTGTATATTGTTGAGCCACCATGTAAGTAGGATTAAATATATTCTTTCCTGTTGTTGTTTCTTGTGTTAATTCACTAGGATTTAGTTCTAATTCCATAGGACAATTAGCAGTACCATTTAATGTTATTTCTGTATCTGTATCTGTTATCTTAGGTAATGCATTATATACCATCATAGCTCTATCAAACTGTTCTTGTGTGACTTCGCCATCTTCACCGTTTGTGACAGTAAATGTTGTTGTATTGCCATTTGTATATGTAATTGTATATGTATCAACTAACCCACTTGTACCAGTTTTATTTGTATCTGCTATACCATTACCAGTTGCTCCAGTTGCACCTGTTTCTCCAGTAGCTCCTGTATCACCTTTTTGCAAAACAAAATTTAATACAGGGTTTTCATTTGTTCCTGTTCTTGTAACACTAGGGCTTTGTCCACTTGTTACTGTTCCTATTTGTATATTAGGCGTTGCTCCTGTTGGTCCTTGAATACCAGTAGCACCAGAAAAGTCTGTTATAAATATCCATTGTTCTTCGCCTCTTGTATATAGCTTTGCATTATCTTCAATTTCTACTGTACTAGCTATCATTACATAGTCGCCAACATTCATATTATTAAAGTCTGCGTTCATTTCAGCAACACTTGAATATGTCTTTTTAATTGTAAATGGTGCTCCCATAGGTCCTTGTTCACCTTGTACACCTTGCAAGTCTACATAAGTATATTCTTCATCTTCATCTGTTTTAATTCCTAATGATGTACCGCTCCAATTAAACATTAAATTAGTTCCATCACTTAATGTAACTGTTTTAACACTTGCGTCTTTTTTAGTTAATGTAACAGTAGCAACTTTACCCTCTTTAGATACATCTAAATCAAGATTGTTAGCTTCTTCTACTGCTGTTGTTATTGTTTCTACTGCCTCACGTATTTCTATTAAACCATCATTTAATTCTTGTTCTAATTGTTCTTTATCTGTTGGTGTTATTTCTTCTGTATTATCATATTCGTCTTTTAATGAACCTTCCCATGTTGAAAAATAAACTGGGCTTGGGTTGTATCTCTTTATGTATTCATCACTATCTAATAGATAAGCAACAACACCTATTTCTACTTGACCTTTACTTTCTAATACTTCATAAGGTATATTGCATTTATTGTTTTGTATATTTGCAACTTGATATGTGTTACTTCCTAAAGTAAAATATACATCTTTTACATAATTTACTGGTATCTCTTCACTAAATTCAAATTCTATTTCTGTAACTTTTATTTCTTTTTCATTTACTGGTGATTTATCTATTTCTATTTTATGAGGATTTACTATTAACTTCATTATTCATTACCTCCTAACAAATCATTAACAGATGGTTCATTCTCTTTTATTTCTTCAATGGCTTTTTGACTTTCTTCTAATGTCTCATCAGGTTTTAACCATTGTCTTAATTCAACATCTCCAATAATTCCTTTTGAATTAGCCCATGTTAATTGATTCCACTCTATTTGTGTATCTTCTAGCAAACTATAACTCCATTCAAAGCTCAATTCATATTCGCCTTGTGGTGATAAATTATAAGCATTTGCAAGAACGTTACAAGCATAAAAGAAATCTTCTAAGCCTTTTTCAACATTACTACGCATGTCATCACATATTGTAAATGTATCATACATACTTCTTTTTATTTCTGTTGCTGTTGCATTTACTGTATTTACTTCTGATAGTATTCCATAAGACGTTCCTACCTCATGTTCTAGTCTTTTGTATAATTCTTGAAGTCTTATTGTGTAATCTCTAAATTGAGGATCAAATACTTCAAAAAAGTCATCTCTACCACTATCTATCTTTTTCCACAAACCATTTTTAGGCAAAGCATTCTTGCCGTCAAACATTGTTATATCTGCACCAACAAATACCTCTTTTAATTCGTATTCACGCACCATCTGTTTCATTGTTTCTTTTATTTCAATTATTGTTGCGTCACATCCATAAGTTATTGAAACACCATATTTATCATTTGCTTTACGATTGTTTATAGGTGATTTGATATAACCAAATGGAACTCTATCAACGCCTGTAATACCCATTACTTCTTGTATATCTTTCCAAAAATCTGGAGCAGGTATTTTATTGCCTTTTTCATCGCTAAATTGTTGTGTTATTGTCAAGTTATTATTTTCAACATTATAATTAGTCCATCTCAAATAAACTGTTTCGTTTATTGTTCCTTTAATAACCTTTCTTTCTGCTAATACAGTTGCACCTGTTATTAATTCTCCATCCATTTTATCTATTGTCAATCTGCTTTGTGGTACTAAATTATAATATATCTTTCCACCTTTTACATAAGGCACTATTATAACTCCACCATAACCAAATCCCATTGATACAATTTTTTTAGCTTTCTTCCACATAGATTGACCTGTTTTATTTAATAGCTCTGTTCTTACATTATCGCCCTCTATATTTATGTTGCTATCGCTTACTGTATAATTTGCTAACTTATTACTAAATATTGCATTAAAGTTTATATTATCAATATTTTCATAAGCTCTTGCATATTTACTATTGTCATTTATTTCTTTTTCTGTTGTTTCTGTTTTAATCTTAAAAATATTATTTAAGATATATTGTATTATACTTTTAAACATTACTGATTTCTCTTATTCCAAATATTATTTAATGCATATCTAGTGGCGTCTATGCAGTGATTATCTGCGTCAACGTATCCACTAATATAATTCCCATCTTTATCTTGTTGATATTCATAAGTGCTAAATTCTTGTGCTGATACAGGACATCTTTTTGTATCTATTACTATTTTGGCAAGAGACGACAACCATTTCATAGAATATTCAACACTTCCTGCACCTTTTTCAGCTCCTCTCATACATGAACCATAACTTCTAAAATCTCCAATAGACTTAGGCTCTGCACTATCAGCAATTATTAAATCATCTTCTGTCACTCCCTTTTCTGTCTTTAAATGCTCCCATACATCTGCATTACTTGTTTTATTAACTACATATTCATCATATATGTATAAAACTCTTTGTGATGGGTTATAACAACATTTAACCCAAGCCAAAGGGTCTGGGAACCAACCAAAATCAAGCCCTTGATATGTATAATCAAAATTGCTTATTTCATCATCTGTTATTTCTCTTAGTTCAACATTTTCAAATACATTGCCACCAACACCTGTCATTTCTCCTAAATATTCATTTTTGTATAGCTTTTCATTTATATCTTTTAAAAACTCTGCTTCTTCTATAAATGCTTTTCCTAACCATTTTTTAGGTACTGTTCTATAATCAGATAAATGTACATACCTATTATTTTTAGGAATAATCTTATCGATATTAACAAAGTGTTGACTACTTGCTGGAGTGTTGTACGAATAGAATTGTATAAAATCTTCACCACCACGAATAAGTGATTGATTTATTTTACGTACTTCCATCATACCAGCAAACTGGTCAAATTCTTCATACCACGTTATACCAACATACATATCTTTTGGTGTCTTTAATGATTTTATCTTTCCATAATCATCAGCACCCCTAAAATATATTATTTGCCCTGTCCTTGTGTTAGTCATTTCTAAAGGTGACTTTGTTAACTTCCATCTGTCTTTTAATCCTGGATATGTTTCATCTAATGTGTCTATTGCCCATTCTAATTGAGCAAATACACTATCTTTTAATGTATCTTTAACCTTACGTAATACCACTGCACACATTCTAGGATTATTTTCTAATAGTTCTATTATTACTTCACTTATAAATGATGACTTAGTAGAACCACGTCCACCTTCAAAATAATATTCTCTGTATGTTCTATCTTGTATATCTCTATATACGTCAACAAAAGAACTTGCAATGTCCTTTGCTGGCAATGATACTATTATATTGCTTTCTTCATCTTTTTTCTCTTTACGTTCCATCAACTGTTGTATTATCTCATAGTTCTTACCACTACCATTTACTGCCCCTTTAATAAGACCTAGAGTTGCTAGTTCTTTATATGTTTTACCACTCTTTTGATTCTTTTCTTCAAGACACATTTCTAGTGTTTGTAACATAGTGGCTTTCTGTCTACGGACTTCGCCAGAACGAATGCCACCCTTTTGTGCTAATTGCCTAACTTCTTCCTCGGTTCGTTTATCCATAGGAATTAGGTTTTCTTGTCCCTTAACAGCCACTTTATTCACCTCTTATAAAGTATATCATTGATTGTTTATAGTGTCAAAAATGCAATAAAAAACCATTGCTTACTTGGTGCAACGGTTAAAACCTCTATAATTCCCTTACTATTAGTAAAAGAATAATTGTGCTTATTGTCCACGCGTATGATTGCTACATTACGAGGTTCGTAATTTACTCCATTCTGGAACACCTTGCAGACTTCTAGAATTTATAAGCACCATTGAATAGATATAAGGTTCTATCTTTTACAAGATATTATGTTATTCGTCAATAACACTCGATTGGTATATTTCTATAACCTTTACCAATATATTTTAATATCTACTCAATGCCACCTACAAAATAGATGACAAAGCCTTATGTTTAATGTGTTTGTGCATTCCACCTGCCTACTTACTCCCTCGAGGCTCATAGGACTTACGCATTAGTGCCTTTTATAAGCACCATTAAATAAGCATATAAAGGACTCGAACCTTTCCATCAAACTTCAACCTTGAAGAATATACCTACTCAATATATATAATATACCATACTTTTTTATTTTTGTACACTACGTATTAAAGATACAATTAAGATAATTAATATACAGATAATTCCTATTTCTCCCACGGTCTTTCCCTCCAATAATATTCTTTTTTTATCAATCTTTTGCCTTTTTTATCTCTATCATTACAATGTTCTTTTTCAAATTGTGTTAACAATAAATCAATATTTTTTAAATTTCTCATATCTAATTTACCTAATATATTCATATCTATCATTTCACTTGTTAAATAACAAAATATATCATAATCTTTGTTTTCAATCAAATGTAAATACGGATGTGATGTAGTGCCACATAATATTGCTGTATTTTCTCTTGTTAGTTTACCTCCAAATCGTGCAGGAATAATTAAATGATGTGCTGTGTATATGTCACCTTTTAACAACTTATAACCCATAAAATCATAACCTAATTGCTTAATTTTAAATTCTCTAATCATGAGTTTGCTGATTTCTTTGATATTAATCAATCTCCTTCCAATGATAACCCCCAGCAGTCTTTCTTTGACCATTTAAAACTTTTATAATATTAGCGTGATAAGTTTTATTTTCTATTGCTGCAATTTTTAAACTTTCATAAATTTTGTTTTTTTCAACACACAAAACAGATTTTTGTCTATTTTTGGCTGCTTTAAGAGAGCCTTTATGTAATTGTTTTTTGTGTTCCTCTGAAAGCTTTTTCCCTTTGTTCATTAAGCTTAATTTCAACTTTAATTCTTCTGAACAATGTTTGCCTTTGTTCCATGGTATTCTTCCGATATTTGCTTTTATCAACTTTTGTTTAACTTCTTCGGGCATTTTTCTTCCTTTATTATCTGGCATTTTTCCAATATGTGCTATTCTTTGCTTTTCTCTATATTCTTCGCTTTGCCAAAACAAAAAACTTTTTTTGCTGATTTTTTCTTTGGTTTCATCGCTAACTCTACCATTAGCTTTGCCACCATTTTCAATATTATAACCATATTTCTTTATATTACTTTTATATTTGTTTATTAATTCTATTTCCTTTTGTTCTGCTTCTTCTTTTGTCAAACCTTCAAACAATATTTTATGTTTTACATTCTCCCAACCATATTTGTTTATAGCATTATTTAAATATTCATTTTGTTTGTATCCTTTTCCATTAGCCCACCTTTTGTATGCCGGCTGTTGACTGGTTATACCTATATATACCTTTTTGTTAGGGAAAATATGTATATACACACTATATATTTTATTATTTGATTGTTTTTTCATTTTCATTTCTCTTTTCTTTTAATTTTTTGTTTTTCATTAAATTGATACAATTCAGGTGTTATTGAAACTAAGTTGCCTTTACTATCTAAATTGCAAACTATATACCAAAATCCAATCTCCTGAGGTAATCCTAAACTTTTTGCAAACGGAGTATAACTTTGCAAACTTGGTACATTAAAACAATGAATGTCTCTATTTTTAAAATAAGCAGAATAATGATAATGCCCTTGTAATATTATATCAGGAATATCATTTAATGGTAAAGTTTCACAATACTTTTGTAATTTATACCCTTTTGCATAAGCGTTGCCTCCTATTCCATGTCTTAATCTTATTTTTAATTTGCCGACTTTAATATCTGCTAAATCATGCCCCATATATGTTAAATCTGGTCTTTTGTCTTCAAGCATTTTACCTATATTTGCACCACACGTTTTTATAAATGTTCCACAATGATTCCCTGTTATAAAATATGTGGGTATATCGCTTTTAGGATATACTTTTGCAACATAATCTAATTGTTCTATTCCTATTTTTTTTACCTGGTATAAATGTTCTGGTCTTTTTTGATGAAAATCTCCTTCAAATATATCACCTGAATTTGTGACAAAATTGCAATTTTCTTTTTCTGCAATTTCATAAGCATATTCAACCAAATTAGGATTGTCCCATTTGCTAGCATAATGAATATCTGATATAGCCACAAATTTTATTTGCCCGTTTTTTGTTGGTATATTTATATTTGCATCATTTTGTTTTGGCTTTTTTAGCTTTACAATCTCACCATTTACATAATCGACGAGTTCCCCATCTTGTTTCATTAATTCTACTAAGCCTATAACTTCATAATCTTTTAGGTCTAATTCTTCACATATTTCTAATAAACTTTTCTTCCCCACTAGCTTTTTTAACTTATCTTTTATTTCCATTTTTAATGTCCCTTTCACATATATCTTGTAATACTTCAATAACTAAAAAATCATTAATATATTCCCATAATCTGTCCTTTTTCCATTCTTGAATATCTAAGGCATATACAGAATCTCTTACCTCCTTTCTAAATTTTATTTCATCTTTTAATTGATAATTAGAAAAAGACAACAAAACCTCTTCATATTGAAGCTTTATTGCCTTTATATTTTTAACAAATTCATCAAATGTCCATGCAGGACTTACACCAATTCCCATATAGCCACCCTACCTTATTATTCACACTTCAAGTATAACACAAATATTATTTTAATGCAAATTAAAAACAGGAGGTGAAAATGAATAATTCCTGTTTTTAAAGGGGGTTTTAATTGTGTGACTTACACACGTTATAATTGTATCACTTTTTTAATTTTTTGACAAATTGCTGTTTTTCTTCTTTTAATTGTTTGCTTTCCTCTTCTAGTTGCTTAACTCTTTGTCTTAAATATTCAATTTCTTCATTTAATTCGCATATTAAACTTCTTACACCATCATAAGGATATGTCATTTTACCTCCTTAAATATCTTTCTATCTATCCAGAAAAATATTATTCCTCCAATTAAATTAGCAATTATAGTTTCTACTATTATATTTGTATGTAATAAATATAACACCAATGCTAAAATTGGACTACTAAATTGCCAACGTAATAAATATAAAATGTATTTTTCAACTATTTGCATACGATTTTTTGTATTCATTTATCAAATCCTCTAATCTCATATTCTTTTTAGTAAATAAATCTATATTTTCATAATATAATTTTATTAAATTAAACAATGTTTCTTCTTTCATATTATTTATTACCTTCCTTTAGTTCTTTTACTAACTTCCATTTGTAACCATAAGCGGTTGGTTTTTTATTGTTACAACACATACTTATCATATTTTGTCTAAAACCTAATTCTCTCTGAATATGTGTTTGTGATTGCCATTGCTTTATAAAATTACCTTTTAAATCATATTGATTTACTTTTTTATATAAATAACAAAATCTTTTGTCTCTAACACATTGTTGCATATTTTCAGATTGAGTTCCACACTTTAAATTATTAACATTATTATTGGTTGTGTTATTGTCTAAATGCATTACTACACAACTTGCAGTAAAATTATCTAAAAAAGTTTCTGCTACTAATCTATGAACTCTTGCTCGTTTTGTTTTTTTATTTTTATATAATGTTACATATTTATACTTTCTACAATCATATTGTTTCAATGTTTTTTTACTTTTTTTAAAAAAGTAAATCAATATAATTTAAAAGG